GCATGCTCAATAATCTTGATGGCGTATTTAAGTCGTTGTATATTTTAACATCGATATTTAACCTATCAATCTCATCTTGATTGTTAATTACAAGGCTTTGCTTATCACCAAAGTTGCATGATGTTAGCCTTATTCTCATTGCTTTTGCAATACTGTTAAACCGTTATTATTTACAAACCTTTCTTTAATTTGCCAATCTTTATTCTTCAATAAAAATTCTTCAATTGCAGGCCATAAACCTGTATTAATTTCATCAATTGGAATTCCCGTTTCTTTTGATTGCTGTTTTGCATTCCAACCATTACGGATGGTTTCACCTTGCCACTCATCAACAGTTGTATCGTGCAATATGATGTACCTATTGGTAACCTTTGAGAATTTATTTAACTCTCTTTTTAGATGCCCGTAAACATGCCATGTGTCAATAAAAGTTAAATCAACATTTTCTTTAATTTCTAATTCTAAATCGTTAACCCATTTATAATTTATTTCAATCGGCAAATTATTTGTAATTGATAGTAATTCGTCAATATCGCATGGTGCAATATCATTCAAAAGTATTTGCTTAGTTTTTTTACCGTTGTTTAGCAATCCATAAATCAAAGCGTAAGTTGAAATAACACCTCTTACTCCTAACTCAATAATGCTTTCACATTCTTCAGCATACTTTTTTAATATTGGCAAATGCTCGTTGATGTCTGATGGTGTTGAGCATAGACGGGTGTATTTATCTTCGATTTGCATATTTCGTCTTATAAACCTCATTATCATTTAACTGAATCATTCCAAACTCCTCCATTCTTGATGTGGTGCTAATCTCGGATTGAATAGATAGACTATGCAACACAAATGGTGTGGCGTGTTGTGCTAACCAATCGTCACCGTTTGCGATAAGTAGGTCTTCAGGTATTGGTGTGTACTTTGATTTGTGTATCAACATCAAACATCCCCATCCATAAGGGCGTTGTTTCATTGCTTTTAAATGTATGTTAGCATCGGCCTTCAGTTGGTAGTTTTCAAAGGCCATACCGATAATGCCTAAGTAGTTTAATGAGCCATCATCGTAAAACTTTAAGAACGATGGGTCAAAGTTTACATCATCGTTGCAAATTAAGATGTTCTCAAATTGGGAACGCTCAACTCCATAATTCCACGCAGGGTTAACGTAAATGTTTTCAGCCATTAAATGCAATGCTATCTTACCATTATTTGGCAATCGTTGGTCTTCTCCTGGTGCATTATCAATAATTATTATCTCGCCCACCGATTCGCAGTTGCATAGGTCTTCAACAAGCTTTGTGATACGTGGAGATTTCCACATTGTTGGGATTATTACGCTAAACATTGTGCAAATATAGAAAATTTTTTAAATAAGTGTTACAAGCATAACGAAAAGTATCTAATGCATCGGCCTGTTGTGTCGGATCGTTGCGGTCTGTTTTCTTTATCGTTCCATCTGGCAACACTGCCACGTTCTCCAAATCGAATTGTAAACCCTTTGTTCCGATTGGGTCAAGTTCGACATTGCCTCGCGCAAGAAGTGAGTTGACAAGCATTCGGTTATCTTCTAACGATGGGTTAACACTTGGCACTAACATTTGATTGTTGCTAAGGTTAAACTTTTGGCGAATCACAACGTAATAGTTGAGGTTATCTTGCACTAATGCGCTTGATGACTTGCCACTCGCATCGCCAGTTACTTGGTAAAGTGCGTTGCCATACTTTGATTTAATAACATCGCATAGTTGGTAAATGTCGCTATTGGCTAACTTAATCGTTTCTTTAATGCGTATGGTGGAGGGTGGCATCACTTGCAACACTGAGCAGCAAATCGGGTTACGGTTGAAGTCAAAGCTAAGGATGATGGGCAGTTGTTTGTTAAGTTCAATGGGCTTTAAATGTTTAGCAGCATCGTAAGCATACGCCCACCTATTCCCATCCATATCGAAGTTTGTCCAATCGCCACCAATAAACTGCCTACGATAACGCTCATCCATACGTGACCACACCTTACGCTGCTCATCGGTTACGAATGCATTGTCATCAGGCATGGCTAACTGATAATAAAACTCTGGCCCTAACTCGCCTTTTAAATACGGGATATGTATCTCATCTTTTATCCACGTTTGAGTCGGATTGAATGTAGCTAATATCAAAGGTGTAGGCATCTTATCAATATACCATGAGCCAACGCGTGAGCTGCCGATGTTCCAAAGTTTTTTACTTAGTTCCTCAATCTGCTCAAAGTATATTCCGTTGGTTTCAAGTCCTAAGAAAGCATTCAACTCGGGGTCATGGCTTATGTTCTCAGCCATAAAGAATATCTTTGCTTTGGTTTTGGTGTTTTCAACAAAGTAGTTTGACTTATCGCGTGACCATCGGTAATGTGGCATCCCATCGATAATCTTTTCGAACGTGGGTATGATGGTCTTTACTAACTTCGGGAAATCAGAACGGATAACGTGCCACTTTGAATTTGGGTACATCGTTGCCAGTCTTAGGCAAATGGTAGCGCAAATAAATGATTTGCCACCACGTATAGCACCGCCATACAATAGGTTGCGCTTTTCGGTTATTCCTTGCGCGGCTGCCATAGCCTGCACATAGAATTCGTATTGCTTCGGGTTGGCTTTAAGGTCAACTATCACAGTTCAATAATTAGCCCATCAGGTGTGGTTATCTTCGATGGTGGTCGCGTGTCGGTTATGGTGGTTTCGGTTTTGGTTATCTGCTCTTCAATGCCATTGATTAAAACATCAATAGCCTTAGCATTGCCCATCTTTGCGTTTGTAATTATACTTTCAACAAAGTCATCAAGTGTTTCGCCATTAGAATCAGTTAATTTTTTAATAATTAATTGAGTTAAAACTCTTTCGGCACGTTTTTCTTGCCACCCTTTGCTTTTGTTCTCTGGTGGTGGTTGATTTTCCTTGCTAAACTTCACACCCTCATCGCCTTTAAACGGTTTAAATGGTCGTTTTTTGCTCGTTTTGTCATCGGCTTTCATACCACAAAGATAAGAATTATTTTAATAAGTTAAGCAAATCCGTTTGCACCTGATCAAACGATGTAGCTATAATGTAATTACCTCCATCGGATTCAAGTGCTGCTTTTCGTTTTAGTTGCGCTTCGCCTATCCTATCACTTGGCGATTTGACCTCAATCGCAAACAATCGGCCTTTAAGAATGCACTGGATGTCTTCCATTCCTTTATTTAGTCCTGAAATGTAACCGATGCCCTTTCGATATCTGCCCTCACTACTGATGCGCCTTGCACTATTGCAGTTGTGAACGGATTTTAAATAAGCAATGATTAGGTCGGTAAACTTATTAGTGTTAAATGCATCTTTGGTTTCTTTCGGTTGCAATATGTTGTTTACCGGTAAGTCTAAGTGATTAGTCGTGAGCTCCGCTTTGCGCTTCTTAACGACTTTCTTTTTGCTTAGGTTAAAGCGTTCGATTGGTAAGGTGTTCCAAAACGCTTCGGCCATGTTTGACCGTTTGTAAGTGTTGTGGTAATACAGTTCAAATTCGGGGATGCTAAAAATCTTCATTTGGTTTTAGGTTTGATGTGAATACTGGTGCCTCTGTAATTATTGCTTCGTTAATATCTCTAAACTTGGTATATTGTCCATCCCAACCAAGTAGAATGTCATCAGTTGTTGCGCCATTTCGGTGCTTGGCAATAATAAACTGCGCTTTGCCTACTGTGCTATTGCCATTGTTATCCTCCATTATGCCATGATATTCGGGTCTGAATAGAAACGTAACCATATCGGCATCCTGCTCAATGCTTCCTGATTCACGCAAGTCTGACAATATAGGTGTTTTATCGGAACGTTCCTCAACCTTTCTGCTCAACTGTGATAGTGCGATAATCGGAATGTTTAACTCTTTTGCTATGGCCTTTAATCCGCGCGAAATATATCCAACTTCCTGCTCTCTTCCGTTAACATTGTCAACCTTTCCAGCAGTCATAAGTTGAATGTAGTCAACAATAGCAAGTTTAATATTGTGGTCACGCTTCAGTTTTTTAAGTTTAACCTTAAATTCAAACACCGATATTGCTGGTGTATCATCAATAAATATCTTACTATCAACTAACCTTTGGCATTTAAACCTTTTATGTTGCACCTCAGCATCGTTTAGTCCTGTGCGCATAAATTTTTCTAAAGGTATTTCACTCTCGGCAGATTGCAAACGATTCATTAGCTGCATTGATGACATTTCTAAACTAAACACCGCCACTGGCTCATTGAAATCAACTGCTGCATTTCGGGCAATGTTTAACACAAATGCAGTTTTACCCATTCCTGGTCTTGCTGCTAAAATTATCAAATCACTACTTTGCCATCCTCCCGTAATCGCATCGATGTCGAAATAACCACTTGGCACTCCACTAATTCCTTGCTTTGACCTAATTTCAATATTCCTTTTTTCGGATTCAAAGAAAAGGTCTGTAACATTGTCAAACTTTCCAACATGAATAGTTTGCGTAACCTTGTCAATCATACTTTGCCCTTTTTCAAGCATTTCAAAAGCATCTACGTTATCAGCATAGCTTTCCTTAATAATACCTGCGGACATCAAAATAAGTTCTCTCTGCGTATATTTTTGAAATACTATCCGAGCATTGTATTCTACATTAAAATCAGCGTTATTGCATAAGGTAGTTAAGTAATAAGTGCCTCCTGCCTTTTCTAAATTACTTGTGCGTTTCAATTCACTGTTAACAGTTACAACTGTGATAGGGCTTGAAAGTTTATAAAGTGTATAGATTGCATCAAGTATAACCTTGTGGCTTTCTTTGTACATCATATCTGGTCTAAAGAAGTCCACTATCTCATCAATACAAGTAGCACGTATAAGAATTGCACCTATAATTGACACTTCCAAGTCATCTGCTTGTGGTGGTAACTTGCCCCACTCAATGTTCGCATCATCATCAATGCGCACTGTTTTCTTTTTATTTTGCATTCTTACCTCCCCAATTGCCTTTAGCTTTTGCGTTTTCGGTTTGTGTTTTCTTTTTTGGCATCGGCTTTAGATATGGCAATGTGTTAATAATCTTTTGCTGCCAGTCATCAATTTGTTTTGCGTTACCATCTTTCCACCCCGCCTTAACCCAAGTATCATACTTTGCACCAATCGTTTCTTTAAGCGCTTCAAAATCGATATCCAATGTTTGACAAAAAGAAAGAAAATCCTCGCGGGCGGGTGCGGGTGTGTTTACACACACATTTTCTTTTTCATTTACATTATCATTTACATTATCATTATCATTTACATTAGGTTTGCTTTTGGTTACGTTTTGGTTACGTTTAGGTTCGGGTTTGGTTACAGTTAGGTTATCGTTTGGTTTCGGTTTGCCTCCTTTTAAACCGTTTTGATACTTCTTGTT